GGGGTTTGGTCGATGTCTGCGCGGATTCCATTTCTTCGTCTTCTTTCTGCCGGTCACGGTCACGCCGGCCTTGCGAATCAAGTTGGTCCCCGGGGAGCCGGGCCCTGTTCGGGTGGCGAATTCCACCGCTACCCAGCTCCCCGAAGTTTTGAGAGCTCGGCGACTGTCAGCGTCCAGAGCGCGCGGAGCTCGGCATCACGGCCCTGACTAATGATGTCGTTCGCAGCGGCGAGAGCATCGATCGCAGCGATGGCCGTGGCGGTCGTGTTGTCCTGCGAGAGCGCGTAGCCGGCGTAGCAAGCGGCCGCGCGTACCGGGGCGAGCGCTGTGGCGTCGGCACAGTGCTTGGCGGCTTCGATGGCGGCGTGACAGGCGAGCGAGGCAAGCTTCGCGGCGCGAACCAAGGTCGGTCTGCCGCCGATGCCGCCTTCGGTGATCCGTCCGCCGCTCTTCAATTCGGCTTCGAGCAGCTCAGGGAACGGGCAGAGCGCGCGGGCTCGGGCCATCGCTTCGCGGATCGCGGGGCACGGGCTCTCTGCTGGGGACTTCGTGGGAATCGTGTAGGGCTCCATATTCTTCTCCTCGTTCAGGGAAGGCGGAAGGCTCGGCGCATGACGGCGCGGGGCGAGCGTTGCCATTCCTTCTTTCGGCGGTTTTCGATCGAGCGGATGGCTTCGGCTCGCATCTCTTTCTGCTCGTCACGCGGGCTCGGCGGCGTAAGCGGCACCGGCATGTAGCAAGCCATCAGCAGGGCCAGGGCCGGCGCGTAGTCAGCGTGACGACCGTCAGAGGTGCGCGGGAGCTCGATGCTCACGCCGTTCTGAGTGATCCGCTTTCGAACCTTCAGCAGATCTTCCCGCACGAGCGGCACGGGCGGGAGTTCGAGTTCGTCTTGCTCGAGAGTGAGTCGTAGAGCTTCGTAGAGCTCGACCTTTCGGGCGGCTGTGATGGTGTCGAACACGAGCGAGAGGCCGGCGCGTCGAGCAAGGTCCGCGAGCGCATCGGCAGACCATTGGTCCGTGCGGACGCTGGTCACGCGGTACGGGGCGCAGACGGTGGCGATCTCCCGAAGTACCTGCTCGGGGGACAAGGGCGCTAGACGGCTGCCAGTCCATTGCCGGGCCAGCGCCACGGCCTTGTGCTTGACCAGGCCATCCGCCTTCGTGCACGCCCCGATCGTGAGGGTCCAGCTGTTGCCCCGCGTCCCCGGATCCATCGTCGCCACGTAGGAGAGCAGCGGGTCTGGCTCGAGTTCGAGGGGCTCGGCGCGGGTCCGGCGGTCCAGCACGTCACTCGAGAACAGGGACGACTCTGGATCGGCGAACTCGCCCAAGACGTCCATGCGGTGGGCGATCGGGTCCCGCGCGCGCAATCGTTCGCAGCGCTCAGCCGTCCACCAGAAGGGATTGAGCATCGGGCCCGTGCCGCGGAGGACAACGACGTCAGCGGACGGCTTGCGCCAGTGCTCCTGGACAGTGTCGTAGACGGGGCCGAAGGGTGCCCACGGCGAGCCGATGTAGAGCGCTTGTGCCCCGGGCAGGAGCCTGCCGAGTACGGCCCGGCGCGCGTCGTCGAGGTTTACGACGCCGTCTTCAGCGCCGACCATTCGAGGTGCTTCGTCGAATACGACGCCGGCCGACCAGCGAGCGATCAGCCCGGCCGCCTTCGAAGCGCCGGCAACGCATGCGATCTCGATCGGACGGCCGCTCGGGTGTCTGATGGTCAGCACCTCGGACGTGGGCTCGCCGATCACCAGCCTGGAGAGCAGAGGGCTTGCCTGGACCGTCTCGCAAAGGATGCGAAACGCCACGGCGCTGGTGTCGAGCTTCAGCGAGACGATCGAGACCCTGGGCACTTCGCCGGGCCCGAGCCTTGAGACGTCGACCGTCTGCGACATGCGCAGGCGGCAGCGCAGGCCGTGATCGTCTTCAGCGACCGGATGGACGCGAGGTAGACGAGCTCGAGGGGCTGCTCGCCACGCTCCGAGGGCAGAGCCAGCACGGCCTCGGAGCCGCCGACGAAGGCCACAACATCAGGATCTTCGGCGAGTGCCCCGAGCGGCAAGCCATCGAGGATTCGGCACGCGGCGCGCTGGCACGGTGTCGCCGTAGTCACCCTGAACGCCCGGGGGTCGGTGATGAGGTTCTCGGTCGAGATCAAGACGACCCCTTCCCCGGCGCCGACTCGCCGAATGCATCGAGCACCGCCTTGTGGGGGTCGGCCTGGCCGTCCTTGCGACCAGCGAGCCCCTTGCACGCGGCAAGCGCTGCCGTGAGTGCCCGGGTGGCCTGTGTCTCACACGCATGCGCGAGACCGAGCAGACGGCCCGCTTCTTCGGATTCGAGACCGAGCTCCGCGGCACGGCGCGCGAAGAAGCCGGCGAGCACCGTCTCCGTGGCATGCGTCACCAGGGGGCCGAGCACGAGCACCGACCGGCTGCCGAGGTCGAGCTTCGAGCTCGAGTAGATCGACATGGCGTCGCTTAGGAGCTCGTCCGTCGCCGATGGACACTCGGCCCCAAGCGCTAGCTGAACGCGCTTCCTAGCGGCTCTCAGTGGCGCCGTGAGGGCACGCTTCGCCGCGCGGCCCGCGGCAGCTCTGTTGCCTTTCGCGAATTGACCACTGGGCTCATGGTCTCGCCGCCGATCCTCACCCGTTGGAACCGTTCCGACGTCGGAGAGGCGAACCAGGGCCAGGCGCTCCTTCTCGTGACTCACCTCGACCAGCGGCGGCAGGTCAGAGAGCGCCAAAAGCTGGTTCTCCTCGGCGCTTCGCCTGGCTGATCGGGCTGATCCGCGCTGGTTTCATCGGTAAAACCCGGCTGTTTCTTCGGATCAAAGATGCGATGCGGCTTTCCATCAGCCGGTTCTCCGTCGCTTGCCGAGCCGGGCCCTGAGCTGCTCGGCGTGGTCGACCGGCTCGGGTGTCGAGGGCTTCGCGCCCTGCTGCTCGAGTGCAGCGAGGAACAGGTCTGCCCGCACGCCACGCTTGCGCGCGCAGCCGACGAACGGCACGCCGAGAGCTTCGGCCTGGTCGCGTACCCAGCGCCACGGGAAGCCGGTAGCGGCAAGTGCGTTGCCGGGGCCGATCGTGATCGGCATCACGTGCACCACGGCGCGGGCGGTTCCGGGAGAGCCGCCGAGGGTGCGCTGGCCAGACTTCGCAATCTCGCCCGACCCTCGCACCCCCTCTATAGGGGTGTGCGTCGGGCCACCGGGTAAGTCGGGTGATGAGTCGGGCCAAACCGAGCGGCTTTCATGCTTGGCCAGCGGTTCGTCGGGCCAAACGTCGGGCGAGTTTTGGGACCCCTCGAGTCGGGCCAAAGTCGGGCCAGATTTCTGGCTCACGATGCGCCTCCGTCGTCGTTGGTCCAGCCTCTGTCCCACTCGTCGCGCTTCGGAGCGGCGCCGGCGCCGTCAGTCCGGAGCTTGAGAACCTTCGTGTCCTTGCCGCGGATCTTGATGTAGTCGGTCGTGATGGTGCGAGCGCTGAACAGGTTCTTGATCGGCTCGTTCAGGTCCTGATAGCTGCGCTTTAGCTCGTGACTCAGGCCGTTTTGGGACTTCGGCCCACGGTGCAGAACCTCCACGATCCGCGTCTCGAGGGGACGGTCGTCGGGAACTTCTGCCGCATCGGAAACGTGCACCGCCCCGTCACGAATCGAGAACGTCACCGGCATCGGGTACTCGTCCGGATCTTCGCGAAGCTTGCCGAACGTGACCTTCGTGGAAACGGTCCGGCCCTCGACCTTCTCGCCCTTGATCAGAAGCACGCTGTCAGCCTGGCCGGTGCGCTGGGCACTGCCGGAAACGTCCTCCAGCCCACCGCTGGTGTTGTTCTTTCGAGTATGGGCTACGGCCCAAACCGTGGGCTTGTCCGCGTCCGTCGGCGCTAGGTCGATCGTGCGGGCCACGGCATCGAAGATCGCGACCTGATCGCGTTCATTGTCGGCATCGGCGGGCGCGACCCGGGCGACGGTATCCAGGGCGATGTCGCTGACCAGGCCCGCGGCGACGAGGTGCCCAATATCGGCCCACTCCGGCGAGCCGAGCCGCACGGCCTTGCGAGCCACGACGATCACGCGGTCGAGCGCGGCGTCGTCGAGCCCGAGCAGCCGGAGACTCTTCACCAGCTTGCGCGAGGTGCTCGCCTCGCTGTGCTCACCCTCGATCACCACCACCCACTTGCCTTTCGGGGCCGGGTCTAGCCGCCTCCCGAGCAGCTGGATCGGGTCGCCGACGTTCAGGCGTCCGGCCAAGATCAGAAAGAGCAAGGTGGTCTTGCCCTCAGCCGGCGGCCCCGCGATCAAGATGATGGTTCCGGCGACGGCGATGTCCTGGAAGATGTAGTCGACGGGTCGCGCTGCGAGTTCGAGCAGCTTCTCGCGACCGAGCAGCGCGACGACGCTCAGGTGTTGCAGTCCTCGCAGTGGGTCGTCGGCGGTAGGGCGCTCTTTCGGCAACTTGGCTACCGCGCTCGGTGCGTCCTCGTCGGAGTGCACGTAGTCGTCTGGCGGCGGCCCCTGCTTGCTGCCGTTCTTCTGGCGCGCAGCCGAAACCGCGTCGCGCTTACCGCGCTCGATGTCGAGGATTTCAGCCAACGCGATCACGTGCCTCCGCAATCGCCGCCGTAATGAGCTCGGCGGCCGCATCGAAGGAAAGGGTTTGCGCGTCCAAACCAGCGCGTGCTCGATCCATCGCGTCGATGAACTGCCGCTGACGCCACAAGTCGCGGATGCGCTCGGCCAGCTGCAGCACGTGTGCCTTGACCCGAAACGGAGTGCAGAAGGCAATCAGGCCGAGTTCGTATTCGACCCGCTCGCCCTTAATTCCCTGAGCGGCAAGCGCGGCACGAATGTGCTTGAGCTCTGGCTTTCGCTCGGCCGCCACGACCGCTTCGATCGCTGCGAAACAGAACTGCCCGAAGTAGGTGTAGAAGTGTCCGGCGCGAAGGCCGCTCTCGTCTGGTGTTACTGCGCCGTCGACCAGGGCGGACAGAACCTGCTGCTCTGAATCGGCGTCGTGCGGACGGAGGCGCATCGGCTGTGCTTCGCCGTTGAATATTTGAAGCTCCAGAACTTCGGCACGAACGGCGCGCCGAATCATCTGCTCGAGGTCGGTACTCTTCCGCGGCTTCGAGTCGGTGGCGCGTGAGTCGCTCATGCTGCCGTCCCCGAGGTCCAGAGCAGCCCGGCCATGCAAGGCGCTCCGATCTCACTCAAACCCCAGTTGGCGACTGCGAAGGCGTCGCATTCGTCGTCCGATCCGAAGTTGGCGCCAGCAGCTTTGAGCGCCTCGACTACGTGAGCTTTCCGATCTTTTCGTGGAAGGCGGCCGAGCAGAAACTTCCTAACTGAGCTCTGCGGCGCGAAGTGAAGGTCGAGCCCACACTCGCGAAGCAGCTCGAGCCGAACTGCACCGCGAAGCTCACCCAGCGAAACCAGATTGAACGCACGGGCCGTCGGCAGGTCCTCTCCCCAAACGTGGGTCGCTCCCACGCGCACCGCGAACACACGGCAATCAAGGGCAAGCGAGCGAAGCCGATCGGTCTGCTGCCGAAGAGTTGCATTTCTCGGGAGCGGGCAACTAACCCGGTGAGTCTGCACGTGCTTCCAGTCGAGATCCCAATCTGGCGGAACGGCAGCCATGCCGAGACCGGTTAGAGAAAGGTCGAGCCCCACGATCATCGATGCCCTCGAGCTTCAGGCTGGCCACACCCGATGTGCGCGGCGCGTCTTTGTTCCGCGCTGTAAACGATGGTGGCACCCGCCGCGATCGGCTGCTCGCAGACTGCACACTTACCGGCGAAGCGTGCACTCATCGGCTTCCCCGTGAACGGCTCGCCGTCCTTGAGCACCGGCTTTTCGACGGGGCGGATCTCGATCTCACCGGCAGCGAGACCAGTCGAGAGACGCTTCGCGAGTTCAACCGCGCGGCTCTGGTCGAAGTTGCCGGCAATGATCGCCGACTCCATCGATGCCCATCGGCAGAGCTCGGTAGCGTTCACCTAGCCTCCTCGTCGATCCGAGCAATCGCCTCGCGCATCAAGGCATGAGAACCCGCAAGGCCCGGCGCGCCTGCCGCGACCGATGCGATCAGCGCTCGCGAAACCCCGAGCCTACGGGCAGCACCCCTTGTTCCAAGGGCATGAATTAGCGAACGAGCCGTTACTACAAGGTCCGCAGGTGGAACCCGGTGGCGAAGTCTCGCCGGCTTCGGAGGCTCACTCGTTGCGGCGCTTGGCGGCATGCGACCATTACGCCGCAACTACAGATGGCTAGGCGTTCACGCCCCGTCGATTCCTTGTGTACGCTTTGGGGCAGCGGCTCGGGCTCGCTGGCGGTAGCGCTGAATGGCGCGTTCCTCCATGCGAATCAACTCCGACGCGGTGACCTGCGCAGGATCGAAATCCGTGTCGGGCCAGCTTCCGGCAAGCAGGCTGAGCACAGCCAGATCCCTAAGCAGGGGACGTTCCTTTTTCCACCAGCCTCGGCCCGGCCTGTCGAAGTTCACGACAAGGGCAGCACGGAAGTTGAGTGGCTTGTAGCCGGCCACGAGGAGAGCCCACTCCATGTCGGACTTGAGGCGCTCCCTCTCCGTGGCATCGGTACCCTTTTGGCGTGCGCGCTCAACCCGATTGAGTGTTCCCGCAGCAGTCTTGAGAAGCTCCTCGCCTTCCCTGAGCCGACGGGAGAACTCTCGCACGTAGGCGTCGTCCTGCTCATCCCAATCGCTTCCCCCGCGATCCTTCACGTGGGCGCAGCACGCATCACGGACCGCGCTTTTCAGCTCACCCTCAGATTCGAAGCGCTGCCCTCTGTGCTTCGCGGCCTTGCTGAGATCTTGTTTTCGTGTAGTTTTCTTAGTGCTCGCCATGTTCGAGCCACAGGCCTCGGCGGACTGCAATCCGCGCGAGGCCTTGTTCTGTGGGCGCTAGTCGCGCTCTCTACTGCCGAACGAAATCTCCAGCCGCTTGCCGCTCTTACCGTACTCGCCGGCTCGGTCCTGCTCGGCACAGATCCGAATGCATTCCTTAAGAGCTGCTAACCGATCGTCGTCCCAGTTCTCAGCGGGCCACGCCGTCGCAGCCATCTCGGCGAATTCTTGATCGTCAGTGTCGGTCTCGTCGGACTCGAGCTCGACGTCCTCGTCGTCGTCGTCGCGGTAGAGCATGGCCGATTCTACCACCCATGGACCGGACAAACCAGCCGCGCGAAAGCTATCCGGCTTCTTCGACGATCGGTAGGATGCTGGCGAACTCAGACAGAGCCAGTCAGTACCGATCCGGAACGGGCACCGCTGAAGGGGACTCAGCGACCGGCGGCTCGTCAACAATGAGGACGGCATCCTTCATGATTGACCCAAGCGACGTGGGATCCGCTGATGTCTGAGGAGGGCCACCGGCGGCCGCGGATGAACTATGCCGGACGTATACGACGAACTGCGACGATGATGTGCAATCACGGTTCATGGCGCCAACCTTCAAACGTACGCTCATCCTGAATGGCTCTTTGCACGATTCCCGGCGGTAATGTTACCTGATGCCGATGAAGCGTGCCTTCGGAAACGTGCACGTGACATCCCCCGTCATTGCTTTCGACAAGCCCTCGACGGAACGCGTAAGGGGCGGACTGATTTGTCCCGAGCACCACGTTGGGGTCATAGGGCGTGTTTAGCTCCAATTCCTTCGCGATATCGTCGTAGATGGATTTTATCAAAGTGTACCCGGCATCGGTGGGCTTTTCGACATGCAGATGGAGCTCGTCTCGCGCCTCGCGGCGAAAAATTGTGTAATCGTGACTTCCGGATTCGCTACAAAGAAAGTTCAGAACCTCCTCTATTTCCTCGTCTTTCTTGAGGTGGCGCTTGACGAGGCGCTTGGCCAGCATGCGTATTTGTGCGCGGCTTCTATAGACGCTCCCGAGCACAAGCGGATGTACCTGGGTTGCTAGCTGAGCGAGAAGAGCATTCATCCCGCTCTGATCACCTTTTCCAAGCGCAGACCGGGAGAACTCCACGTAGCCGTTGATCGCTTCAACGCTCACCGGTACGCGAGCCTGCCCCCCAGCGCCGGGTATTTGCGGATTGAGCGGACCCGTAATGCTCGGATCAATCGGTCCAAGCGTGGCCTGCTTTGTCATCACGATCTGATCCGCGCCGAGGCAAATCAAGGTTCCCGCGCTATGAGCCTTCGAAGGGACTACGACTTCAAGCTCTTCACAGAACTGTCGCAGGAGGTTGACAATGCTCCAGGCGGCAAGTGTGTCACCACCCCTCGTATACAAGAACAGGGCTATGCGCTTTGTCGACCCAAGGAGGTCCAGGTGATGCACCAAGTGATCGAGAACTTCGGAGTGGATTTGTGTTTCCAACCCCGGGCGGTCCCCGGTGACGTAGGTAATAACCTTAGCGCCTCGGGCCTTTTCAAGCTCCTGATACTTCGTCTTGCGGTCCGAAAGCATGCGCAGAAACTCCTATCACGGTCGTCGAGCGGATGCATAGCTCCGGGCATTTGCTTACGGGCACAAACGCCGCCCCTGCCCCGCTGCTCACACGCCCGCGGAAGGAGATACCGGTGGCGCGGCCATCCCGGAGCGGGGCGGCTGGGCTCGGGTCGGTCAGGGTGGGCGCCGGGTTGCGTGGAAAATGACGGTAAGGGTTACGCGGGGTTGGCGCGGGCAGTCGCTGACCGTTGACGACGTGAGCCGGTCCGGCGTACACGGCTGTAATGGCCCCAGAACCAAAAGACGAGCGGTTCCAGATCCGCATGAGCTCGGGGGAACGACGGATGCTTCGCGCGCTGGCAGACCTGGCCGGCGAGAGCGAGGCGACGGTAGTCCGCCGGCTCGTGCGGGAGGCGTTCGTCAAGGCGAAGGGGCCGAAACCGAAACGATAAAAAACAGCGACGGCCGCCAGAGTTACGAGCTCCGACGACCGTCTACACAGCCAAAGGGAACACGCCCCAATGACTATGCGAAAGTACCGTAAACCGGCCGTGCGGACCACGGCCAAGAAACCCGCTCCCCCAAAAAAACGCCGCAAAAACGCATCAACGAAGGCGCTGACCGCTGATATCCGCCGGCTTCAGGGCCATCGTGATCGGCTCGGCGGGCTGGGGATTCAGTTACTCGACCAGATCGGCAAGGTCGTGTCGTTGCGAGCGCAAGCAGCCGACGCGCTCCGTGCTGCTGAACTCGAACTGAAGGCGGTGCGCTCATGAGCCGCCCGAAGCAGCCCGCCAAGGGCAAGCGCAACAAGCCCGCAATGCGCATCGCTGAGGCGCACAGCAAGGCCTTCCCGAACGGCACGCCCAAGACGGAGGCCGAGCCCACAGACGCGGCCCAAGCGCTCGCCGACGCCCACAACCTGGTGAGCCTGGCCGAGCGCACGTTCGAGGCTCAGGGCGAATTCGCGGAAGGCCACGAGGTCATCCTTCGCGAAGCGCTGCGAACGGCCTGTGACGATTTCGACGTCATCGGTTTGGCGCTCGTGTCGGGCACGGGCGTGTCATCGTCGGTGTTCACGCGAGCGATGGCCAGGTGCGACCTTGCTCTCGCGATCTCGCAATTTCGTGAGCGCTACGGCTACATCCGGGACCCCAACGGCTTTCGCGTGCGACCGTTGCGCGTTGATGAGCAGCGCACGACCGAGGTGCAGTCGTGAACGCCCACAAGGCATTGATCGCCGCACTCGCCGGCAACGCGCCACCCTACAAGCCGGACGCGGTTCTCAGTCAGGCCGTCGAAAACCTGAAGCTCGAAGCGGAGGCGCTCGCACACTTCTACAGCGACAACGAACCCGAGATCGCTTCCCGTCTCTGGTATCTCAGCGGGCGCTGCGCTGCACTCGAGACGTTTGTCGATTGTCTCGCGGTCCGGTATCACCGGGATCACGAGGATGCCTTCGCCTTCGACGAAACCGAGGAGAAGAGCAACGGCGCCGCCAACGCGGAGGGCTCGGAGTCATGAGCCGCCGCAAACTCCGGGAGCTCCCCGGCTGGGACGAAGCCACGCAAAAGCTGTGTGTCGCTACACGCCCGCATGACGGCTCGCAATACCAGGTTCTGATTGGCCAGACATTGCGCGTCGTCGGTGCTTTCACGGCTCCGCCGAGTGTCGACCATGTAACGCGCGACCTCGTGAAGTGCCTAGCGATCGGGCTCATTCGCCAGAATCGCGTCGGGGCAATTCTAGAGGGACAACGCGAACCGAGCGAACCGGTGCGGGTGATTTCGATCGCGAATTACCGATGGCAGCGAGCCATGCGCTTGCAGACCGAGGACATCTTGCGCCGGCAGCTCAGCGGCGACTGGTCGGACTCATGGACCGGGCAAGACGAACGCGGGGGAGACTCAACGCTATGATGATCCCCCGTCGCTCTTCACACTTCGCGAGCGCCATCGACGATTTGCAGGCGTCCGCAAAGTCACTCGCCGAAATCGCCGTCGAGCTGAACGGCGTGGCGAGCGCGCTCGAGACCGAGGACAGCACCCTGCTACGGCTGCAGGCCGTTGGGGTAAGCACCGAAGCCACGCGGGCGTTGCTTGCGGCTGCTACGGCGCGCGGCGTGGCGGATAGGCTCGCGACGATTGCGCGAATCGACGCTGACCAGGAGGCAACGGACGACTAACCCCTTCCGAGCCCGCCCCGGCCCCCGCGGATCGCAAGGTCCCCGGGGGCTTGGGTGCGTAGCAGGCCCCAGCCAATGGCCAGCAAATCAGCCGAGAAAAGCCCCAATCCAAGACCCTTGCACTTAGGTACCTAAGAGGCTATTCTATCCCGAGATGACGACGCCCGACCCTGAGCAACGCTGGACCGAGTCCGACTATCGGAATGCCGGTTGGAGGAAACTCGGCGTGCGCGTCAGCGAGCTTGCCCACATTCGACTTTCGGAGCTTGCCGAACAGGCCGACATGTCGCGCGGCGAACTCATCGAGGAAATGATCGCAGAGCGCTACGAGCGCCGAGGAGCCAAGGACAATGCCTAATCCATCCACCGGAACGCTGTATTGGACCGACGAGGGCCCCGTCGCGCGAATCACGATCGGTAAGGGCAAGCGCGAGAGCTACCCGCTGCCCACGTGCAAGACCGAGCCCGAAGCCGAGCAGCGAAAGGGGCTCTTGGCCAGCATGGCGAACCAGTTTCGGAAGGCCGGAATCATCGAGACGCCGGACGCCCGAGAGCTCCTGAAGCAGGCCGCCGCGTGCCCGGCGGGAATGCTCCCGAGCGTCAAGCAGGTCGCTGGCGAGCTACTCGGAGGCGAGCTCATCGACCGCGACGCTCCGCCCTGCCCCACGTTTCGCGAGGTGCGAAAGCAGTGGACCGGCGGCGAGCTCCACAAGCTCTACCCTGACCACGTCAAGGCGAAGGATTCCGACCTCGACGAGAGCCGGGCCGAGAAGATGGAAGCCATCGACGTTGGCGGCATCGAGTTTGGCGACCTGCCGATCGACTCGGTCACGATCGACCACTGCGAGCTCGTAATGCGCAAGCTCCCCGACGATGCCAAGCGGCCGGCCACTCGCCGAGGCTACGGGCAGGTGCTGGCCCGAGTTTTGGCTTTGAGCGTGTACCCGCTCCGCCACATCGCAGCGAGCCCCCTCCCGAAGAACTTCCTGCCCAAGAGCGGCAAGGCTCCGGCCTTCGCCTGGCTTTACCCGAGCGAAGATAGGGTCTTGATGGCCCACACCGAAACGCCGCTCGCTTGGCGCGTGTTCTTCGGGTGGTGCCACCGGGAGGGCCCGCGCGCTGAAGAAGGCATGCACTACCGCGTCCGAGACTTCGACCTCGAGCGCGGGGTCTGCTCCATCGACGTGAACAAGACCGGCGACGCCCGATCGTGGCGCATGGACCCCGGCTCGACGGAAGCGCTCAAAAGGTGGGTCGCTCTCCGTGGTGCCGAACCGGATGACCTTATGTTCGTCGACCCGGACGGCAACCCCATCACGTCCGACCACCGGCTCGCCGAGCTCCTACGCGCCTCGCTGTGGGCCTGCGGCGTCCGACGGCCCGAGCTCCACACCGACGGCAAGAACCGCCGTAAGCTTCGCTTGCACGACTTGCGAGCGGGTTTTGCGACGACGGCCCTCGCCAACGGTCGCAACGAGGCTTGGGTCTGCGATCGCACCGGCTGGCGCTCCTCGCAAATGCTCGCCAAGTACCGGCGTGCGGCTCGCCTCGCCGAGCAGCTCGACCTTGGCCCGCTGACGGCGCTGTCCGCGGCCCTGCCCGATCTTCCGCCCGCCGAACCGGTGGCCGCCGAGCCCCCTACCCCGTCGCCCGAGCCCGTCATCAACGCCGCCCCCCTTGGCGCTGATGAGCCAATTTCGGCAGCTGATGAGCCAAAAACGAGTGGGTCGACTGGGACTCGAACCCAGGACCAACGGATTAAAAACTCGACCAACTCGAGGGAGTTATCGGGAGATCGCGCAAAACAGGGGGCGCGAGGTGACGAGGAGCGACGAGCAGAGCCCGCGGCTGGCGCATCGGTGGCTGATGAGCCCGATCAGGGTGATCCCATCGAGAACGCTCTCGCCGACGCGCTGACGAAGGCTGCCGCCCGTGGCGACTTTGACGCCGTCCAGACCATTGTCGCCGAACTCAAGGCACGGCGCGAGTCACGGCTCCAGGTCGTCTCGCTCGAGGAGCACAGACGAAAAAGGGAGGTGCCCGGAAAGGGGGGCCGGTAGGTGTCCCGGGCGCTCGCCCTGGTCGGCCTGCTGGCGCTCTGCTGCGGCGGAGCGACCACTCGCGACGGCGGCACGGGTACCGGTCCGCTCCCCCGCCCCGAGGCCCCTGGCTGCTACTCGTTTGACGCTGCGCTGGCGGCCCGGATGGCGGAAGACATCCGCGCCAAGTGCGACCCAGCGAACCCAGACGTTGAGCCCTTCGTCTGTCGCGGTCCTGACGACCCCGGTTTCGAGTGTATTTGGCTGCTCCAGGAATGCTCGACCCCGGACTGCTCAGCGCCCGATGATCTTATCTGGCGCTGCTGCAACATCACGCGACCTCTACAGCGGGGTTAGCTCCGCTCACTGCCGCTCGGCTGCGCCGTTGACGATATGGATCCCGCCGTTTGGCTCCGGCTCGATCTCGAGACCGACGCCATGGATCTTGAACCCCGCTCCGCCTGTTGACGGGGACTGCGAGTCAGTCAGCGTGATCGTGACGCCCGAGCACTTGCGGTTCTGGGGCAGCATGAACTCCCGCCAAAATTGGGTGCCGCTCGATATGGTGCTGAAGCTGTAGGTGCTGGGCGTCGTCTGCGTCGCGTTCTCGTCTGCTCGAAGGCTCAAGGAAAGCCCGTAGCCGGCAGTGGCGTCCATAGCCTCGAGCGAGACCTGAGCCCTGTTTACCGCGCCCCACGCGATCGGACTGCCGAAGGGGTAGACGCGGTTCCAGGTGATCGTTTGCGCAACGTAAGACGCGCTTCCAGCCGCCCCGTCCCCCGTCTGGCTGCCGTCCTCGTAAAGAAACGGGTGTGTGAACGTTCCTGAGTTGAAGTCTGTTGAGGCGCAGACGAACCCGTCAGGCCATCCCCCGAGGCAGCTCGAAGCCTGTTGCAGCATGTCCCGCGTCCACTCGCCGCGGTCGATGTCGTACACGAGCACGGTCGTCGTGGACGTGCCGGCGGGATTCTTAACCATGAAGCGGGCCGTGTTGTTCTTGCTGCCCATGAACACGCCAGCCGCAATCACCTCCGTCAATCCGTCCACTTGGAACACGTCCTTGACGGCTTTGCCGACGTACTGCACCGGCCCGAAGCCGCGCGGCAAGAGCTCGATTCCCCGGCGAGACTGGAACATAACGCCGGCGTTTGTCTCGACGATCGAGCGGTAATCGATGCAGCCGACGCCCTGGGCCATCTTGCGCGGAGGCGGGAAGCCGCCAATGCCCTGGTCGTTTGGCCCCTCGCCGCCGAACAAGTAGATTTCTTCTTCGGTGAAAGCGACGAGATTGCCGTCCATGTACGCGAGGCCGGTACACTCGCCGAGTAGCGTCACCTGGAACGCCTCATGGTCTGTGAACTGGATCGGCTCCCCCGGGATGATGACCTTGCTGCATTGAATTACAGACGGATCCCAGAGCCCGCCGAGCCAGAGCCGATCCTCTGAGAACGCCATGAATCGGCACGATGGGCCGATATCGTGCGATTGCACGCCGCCGTCCGTGTAAAGGAATTGCTCGTCTCCGAGGTTGGCATCGGTAACGACGTCTCCGACACTGATAAACCCGTCCGTTTCACCGGTGCCGTAGAAAGACCCGACGGACTGATAGCTAGTGCCTCCGGACGTGGTCCGCCAAAGTGTTATGGATGGGCCGCTGGCGAGCGGGAAGATCGGCTCAACCCGTTGGGTGACATCACACGTCGTGATGTTGACCGTGGTGTTGATCACTGCGGTGAGCGTCGCAATGGCAACCGGCGGCGACGGCGCAGACTGATGACGACGACCGAAAGCGTCGGTCCACTCATAGGTCGCACGGTAACTATGGGAGTTCGTCCCGACAGCCCCGCCATTCGTCACCGAAATGATAACCGGGGGCGCCAAGAATCCGATCTCGGCAGCACCACCAGACGTTACGGCGGTAAGGCTCGCGCTCTGCGACGATGGCTTACCAAACAGCTCCACGGGTTGCCCGGCGAGGGCTGTGAACCCGCCGAGTCGGCATGCATCGACGTGCGGCGACTGAGCGCCGGTCGTGTACTCGTAAACCTCGAGCTTACCGACTGTAGAGCCATTGATGAGGTTGAGGATCAGCGGGAACGCGAAATAGGAGCGCGTCGAGCCTGTCGCGATGGCATGGAAGTACATCGAGGATCCGCTTGGCCCCGTGCCGCCGAAAGCGCCGCCGAAGAATGGCGTAGACACAAGCTCGATCGTTGGCTGTCTCGCGACATTGCACTGATTGATGAGCACCGCGCGCTGGACGATGAAGTTGGTTCCGCCATTATCGGTCATGCACCAGACACGGCGATAGTTGTCCGGCTTCGAGATCGGCAGCACGTGCCAGAGCGGGTTCGTTGTCAGATCAACGCCACCATCAGTCGCAGCGGTTCCGTAGTACATCGCGCGCAGCAGGCTTCCGGCAGCTTCCACGTAGCGGAACACGAACCATGACTTAGTGGTTACGTTCGCTGAGCCGGGCGTCGGGTCGCGGTCGTTTCCGAATAGAGGCGGGCCATAGACATTCACTGCGCTAGCGATCGTCGTTTCGGTTAGCACGCTAGTCAGGTCCGACGCAGCCCTGATTCGATATCGCACATCGCCGGAGACGGTCGGGTTGTTGTAGTAGCCGACCCAAATATGACCCGTCGCAGTGTTGCCCCAGATCGAAACAGGGCACGTTCCGGTCACGGCGAAAGTAGCGTTAGCTGCTGACGACGTGCCAGCGAACTTGTCGACGCGAAGCGTTCCGACTGCGCTCTGATGGACGAGATACCAGTTCGTGGAGTCATAGGTGGTCGTGTCCCAGCGAGCGGTCGAGCTCGTGAGCGTCCCGACCGCCGCGGACGATCCAACGTTCACATCTGTGCCGTCGGGTTGGAGCGTTACTGCCCTTACCGCCGTTCCGGCGTCTGCCTGCGTGATGAGAACAAACGTCGTGCCAGCGACTGCGAGTTGCAGCTTCCCGACGCCGCCAGCATGACCGCAAAGACTCGCCGCGTTGCCGCTGAACAGTCGCAACCCGTCCGGGTTCTCGATGACGATCTGCGACGCGATCTTGTCGTCGCTGACCCCGCCATAGGCAATGTAGCCCTCTGAGTTGACAGCCGTCGCCCCAGGGTTGTCGGAGAACGTAGTGGAGCCGGCAACGGTCCCCATGAGACCGGCGCGCCTCTTCACCGGCTTGCACGTCGAGAACCGGCCTTGGAAATGGAAGACGTTGCCGCTCGAGAGCGAGTTCAAACCGAAGATGCAGCCGGCTGTGGTGCCGACGCATGGAACGTCCCCAGCTCGGACCATAAAGGACGGCTTCTCGACAAAGGACGTCGAGCCATCGCCTTTGATGTAGGGGCCAGTGGCAATCGTAACGGTTCCCGCAAGCCCCAGCATACCGCCGCGCTTCACGAGCACCCCGTCCGCATCAAGCCGGCTGTTCGTGCACGAGTAGATCGTGCCGGGCGGAGCAGCCTTGGCCCCGAACTCCTGATGCATGCCCTTGTCACAGGGCAGCCAAACGAGATTACCGCCGCGCATCCGTCACCCTTTCCCGAGTTCGTTGTAAGCCTCGCGGACCCCTCCGCTGAAAAGGTCGGACTCAGCCCAAAGGAGCTGAGTTAGCAGAAGGAGAACAAGAGCTGGCTCCCCGATCCCGCAGCGCTCGGCTGTTGCGCTGAGCAGCGTTCGAATCTTGGGCGGCAGCTCGAGGGGCTCCGGCGTTTCGATCGTTGTGTTCTGTTCCATCGGCCTGTGATTCCCTTCGTCTGTCATGGCGCTGCCCCGTAGTTCTCTGTGAAGTACGCGGTCCCGTCCCATTGCACCGTGACGAAGCCGATCCCGCTGTTCATCTTGTAGCGGGCCGCCCCATTGATGAGCGAGCCAGACGGCACCAAGTAGATGTGCCCGAGCTGGTTCATCCGCTGCACCCGGAGCTCTCGGGAGCCGTCGGTCGTCTTGGCTTGGGGCAGCTGACAAACGATGTTCTGACCGGTAGCCGGGGCGATGCGGCGCACATGGTCGAACGCTGCGAACGTATCGGACGACACGAGCGGCAGAGAGCCCCACCGCGGCGTATGCGTCCGATCGATCGAACGGAAGAACCCATCGAGCTTCGACGCGAGCCGTTCTAGATCGCGCTTGAGCTCGAGCGGCGCGCCGGGGAAGTGCAGCGGGATTTCGACCTTCGAAGCCATCTCAGTCCATCGACTCCTGAAGCTTCGCGATCGATCGCTTCAGCCAGTCGGTTTCTTTACGCTGGTGCGCCCTGCCATCGGCCAGCGCATCGAACGACTTCGGCTTCGACGCCTGGAGCGGTGCGGTCGCCTTCGACTTCGGCGACGCTGCGCTTGATGTGGTTCCGCCGGAGCGGCCGCGGGTGTGACGGTCGGCGAGCGCGTCGAGCTGTTCGATCAATGGCGGGCCAGCTCGGCGTTTTGCGCGTAACGCTTTCTCGGGGCGGATCGTTGTCCGGCCGTCCCAGTACTCTTTTTGGATGCTGTAAATGGCGTCGATGAACTGCGGATCGTCAGCGTGTGCACGGCAGATCGGGTCCTCGGACTCCGCCAGGTCCTTGGCCAGTTGCCGCATGTTGGCGGCAGCCGCTGCCTGTTGCTGCGCGAGCACCCCGCGCTGGCGTTCGGCTTCGCGCTCCGCCCGTTCCTGTGCGACCTGACGCTGGAGCGCTCTGGTCTCTTTGTAGCCCGGCGATGCCAGGGTACCGATGAGGTGATTTTGGAATGCGTTCCAATCCTTGTGTCCAAGAATTTGGGCCATCCCGTCGTGATCGCCCTGCTCGGCGGCGTGCTCGAGAGCCGCAGTCCTAGCTTCGCGTTGCGCAAGCGTACCGGCCGCCGCGTTGAACTGCTGAACCAACGCGGCCCGGAGCTGCTGGGCTTGTGCCTCGAGTGCTTCCTTGTGTTCCCTGAGCGCTACCCGTTCCCGAACGGTGAGCTTCTCGCCGTCCGCTTCCTTGGCGGCTGCCGGCGCCGACTCGGGTTTGGGCTTCGGCTTCGGTGATGTTTTCGGGGGTGGTGCCGCCGGCGCCGCCGGGGTTTCCGTCGCTTCGGCCTTGGCTTCTTCTGCGGCGCGCTCTTCGGCGGCTGCAGCCATGAGCCGCTCGGTTGCACTCTTTGACCATTGAGCATCGTCGCTCAGAAGCGATGTCGGCTTCGCCGCCGGCTCCGTGGATTGATTGTCGGTCATGACGCCACCTTGGTGATCAACGGCTCGGCGCTGATCCAGTTGCTGAAGTAGCTGAAGGAAATGCGCGCATTCTCGTCGCGAAGAATCGCCACGACCACACCAGAGCCCGGAAGCAGCGAAAGACTCACGATGCGCCCGCTACTCTTGCCGAGGCCTGCCCAGTGATTGTTGAGGCCAATAGAGAACGCGCCGGTTCCCGGATGCATCGAGTTCTGCGCCCAGAAAATCAGGTTGATCGCCACGCTATCCCCGGGGATGACGATGCCGTGCTTGCGGGCGAGTTCGATCGTTTCAGGCGAGACGAAGCAGTTGTCGTGCTTCACCTTCGCTTCGGGTTTCGTTGGGGGTTTGGTCGATGTCTGCGCGGATTCCATTTCTTCGTCTTCTTTCTGCCGGTCACGGTCACGCCGGCCTTGCGAATCAAGTTGGTCCCCGGGGAGCCGGGCCCTGTTCGGGTGGCGAATTC